ACGCAGTAGAGAACGGTCGGATTGAAGCCGTGATGGTGCGCGATTTGGAGCAAATCAGCCGCAACAGCTACATACTGGTAGGAGTTATTGAAATTCTGCGTCAGAATGATGTCTATCTCATCACCACCGAATGTGACCTAAACGCCGAACTCATCAACAGCGGTCTGGAACGCTTTGTCGGCGACCGCTTCACGCGGGCCTCCTTTGGCAAGCCCCGCTTTGATGTCCGTCTCCCACTTATGGATCAATTCTGAGGTGCGCCCATGAAAGAATACAAAATTTGGGCGTTCGCCCGCAGTGCCGCACCGAACCTGCCCGCATTGGAAGAACAGCTTGCCGATGTCATGCGCGAAGCCGACAGGCGCGGCTACATCATCGTCAACTCCTGCATGGAGCAGAAGTACGGCACCGAGTTCTGGCGACCTGATTTGTTTGCCATGCTCACCGCTGTGCAACAGGGGCGTGTCAATGCCGTCATGGTGCAGAGCCTTGACCGTTTGAGCCACGACATTACAATCTTGTACCGCATCCTACGCTTTCTGCAAAATTACAGTGCCGTACTGATTACGACCGAAACCAATCTACAATATGAACTCTATCTGACAGGGTTGGAGAGTCGCATCCTGGCTCGTACCGCGCGAACCGGAAAAAGAGTGCCGTGGGAGGTGGCTGTCGATGCAAATTGACCCGTTTCCCGTAAGACTGGAACAGGAGCTGAAATATGCACTGGCCTATGCCGCGCTGGTATCCGCTGCCGCAAACGGAAGATTGCCTAGGGACATCTGCCAGCGCACGAATGTTGGTTATGCCCGGAAATGCGGCGTTTTGCGCCGAGAAGTTTAGTGGTTCTCGTGAATAGCTTTTGACCTGCCTTTCGAGTATGTTGTATGTGATAAAAAGAATGTCACAGCGTCAAATGCAAAGGAGAAAGTCATGCCACAAATAGCAGATAGAAAATCCATGGCGCGTTACATCTGTGTGGATAAAGGTGCAACCCACCCTGCATTGCAACGTGAAGAATTACCTAAACATATGGCGATTTATGCTGACTATGGCGTTACGGGTACGGATCTGCGCCAACGCCCGGAACTCAACCGATTGCTGACTGACTGCCGTGCAGGACGTGTCAACTGCATTGTGGCGCAGTCAACGACACATCTTGCCCGCCGTACAGCAGACCTGCTGACAATCCTGCAAGAATTGCAGAGCCTTGGTATAACAACTGATTTTGAAAAAGAGCGCTTCTCCACCAATTCTCCTACAGGGAAAAAGATACTGGACACACTTCGCGCAATGAGTGCAAGCATTTAGGAGAACTCTCATGCCACAAGTCCAAGTTATCCAGCCAATCCAGCAACAACCGAAGCGTCTGCGCGTGGCGGCCTATGCCCGCGTCAGCAGCGATTCCGAGGATCAGCTAAACTCGCTGGCCGTGCAGGTGGATTACTACACCCACTTGATACAGGAAAACCCCAACTGGGAGTTCGCTGGAATTTACACTGATGAGGGTATCACCGGCACCAGCACGAAGCGTCGTGAGCAGTTCAACCGCCTGATGGACGACTGCCGTGCCGGACTGATTGACCGTGTGCTGGTTAAGTCGGCATCCCGCTTTGCCCGCAACACGGCGGATGCACTGTCATCGGTTCGTGAACTGAAAAGCCTTGGTGTGACGGTAGCCTTTGAAAAAGAGGGCTTCGATACCGAGACCTCCAACGGTGAAATGCTACTGAGTATAATCTGCGCCGTAGCACAGGAAGAATCGCTGTCCATCTCACAGAATATGAAGTGGGGAATACACAAACGGATGCGTACGGGTAACTATATCACCAACGCTACACCGTTTGGGTACACGCAAATCAATCACCAGCTCGTGCCAGAAAAAAATAACGCAATGATTGTCAACGATATTTTCAAAAGTTACCTGTCTGGAATGAGCATAAATGAAATTGCTGAGCATTTAAATACAATATATCCAAAAGAAAATAGCAAATGGAATCCCCGAACGATTCATGCAATCCTGCGTAATGAGAAATATATTGGAGACAGCTTGTACCAAAAAACCTACACAACGGATTCACTCCCATTGAAAAGGTATCTTAATACCGGTCAGCGCTCAAAATACTATGCGATGGAAACGCATGAAGGTATAATTTCTAAGACCGATTACGAAAAGGTACAGAACCTACTTGCAAAGAAAAGCATTACAGGGGAGATTGATAGAACTTGTGTATTTTCAAAGAAAATCTACTGCTCAATATGCGGCGCTATATGCTCTAGAAAAGGGCCGCCCACGCAAGGATTTGTATGGTGCTGCCGAACGCATTTGCAATCGAAAGCTCTTTGCCTACTCAAATCAATCCGTGAGGATGAACTCCAACAGGCGTTTTTGTCAATCTATAATCGACTGCAATGTAATCAGAAAACGATTCTGGAACCACTTGTGGATGACCTGCTTGGGTTACGGCATTTGCAAGAACAAAAATATAAAAAACGCCTTGCACTTGGAGAAGATATTCAGCATCTTGCAAAACAGAAACACAATCTTACCAGAATCCATACACTAGGTTATATTGAGGAACCACAATTTATAGAGCGAAGTGCAGCCATTGAGCAGCAAATCAGGGAAAGGAAACAACAGCTTTCACGAAATGATATGTCTAACACATCGGAAAAAATTCTACAAAAAACAAGACTCATCCAGAAGAAACTTTCCAGTACACCGCCGCTGGAATTATTTGACGAGTCTGTCTTTAAAGAGCTTGTGAAAAAAGTGCTGATCAGCAATACGGCAATCCAATTCGAACTCATCAATGGCATGAAGTTATCAGAAAGCCGTGCAGCCACATGAAGAACAGGTACATTCCTTTCGGCTATCAGATTCAAAATGGAGATTCAGTCATCAACACGGAACAAGCCGCAACTGTACAACACATATTCTATGCGTATACCGAAGGACAGAGTTTTAAGGAAATTGCAGAATACTTGACCACAAGTGGCACAGCCTATCACTTTTCAGATAATAGCTGGAACAAAAATATCGTTGCCCGCATACTTGCAAATGAGATTTACTGTGGAGCCAAAGGATACCCAGCCATTATTTCAAAAGAAGTTTACAGCCAAGCTGCCAGCATCCGAAGCAATAAAACCGTAACATATTCAGCAGTGCTAAAACCATTTCGAAGCGATATGCAGTGTGCCTGCTGCGGTGAGCGCCTATACTGGCGACCTAGAACCCAACAATGGACTTGCCGACAGTGCGGAATGTGGTCAAAGCCGATGCAACCTGAAAACATGGCACAACAAATCGTGGATAGGTTATACCAAATCCAACAGCACCCGGAAATAATCCACAATCCAAAGGAACAATGCAACACCCGGTCAATAGAAGTTGCTCAGCTGGATCATGAGATTCACACAGCCCTTGCATTACCAGAGCTGGATGCAGATGCAATCATCGACAAAATTCTGCGCCGAGCAGAACTGCAATTTAATTACTGCGCAGCAGGGGATGACGATCCGACAACAATGCAAATCAAGCGCGCCTGCAAAGAATTCAAACCCACAGATACATTTCCAGAATCATTCTACAGCTCCATCGTCAGCAAAATCATCTTACACCTCGATACACATATCGACATCAAACTGCGAAACGGACAGACATTATAATAAGGAAGAGCACCATGAGCAACGCAAGAATCATCGAAATTCCAGCCACTAGACAGATACGCAGTGGGAAAAACAACACCATGCGAAAAATGCGAGTGGCGGCCTACTGCCGCGTCAGCACCGAGGAAGAAGAACAACAGGGAAGTTTTGAAACGCAGAAACTGTACTACACTGAGAAAATCAACTCAACCTCAGAATGGGAACTGGCCGGGATTTATGCCGACGACGGTATCTCCGGCATCCATACAAAAAAGCGTGACGGATTTAACCAGATGATTCAAGACTGCAAAAAGAAGAAAATCGACCTAATCCTTACAAAATCCATTTCGCGCTTCGCCCGCAACACGCTGGACAGCATCCAATATGTCCGAATGCTGAAAGCAATCGGCATTGCGGTGATTTTTGAAAAAGAAAACATCAACACGTCAACAATGAACTCCGAAATGATTCTGACGGTGCTGAGCGCCTTTGCACAGGCGGAAAGTGAGTCGATTTCGCAGAACGTAGCACGCGGTAAACGAATGGGGTTTAGGCAGGGAAAATTCCCGTTTCCCTATGGACAGATACTTGGCTACCGAAAAGGCTTGGATGGTAAACCAGAGGTAATCCCCGAAGAAGCCGAAGTGATTCGCATGATATTCAACAGCTATCTGCAAGGAGCCAGTCTACTGACCATTAAAAAGAAACTGGAAGCGGGCGGGGTTCTGACTGCAAGAGGAAACAAAAAGTGGTCGTCCGAGAGCGTACAGCGGATTCTCCAAAATGAGAAATACTGTGGCGATGTGCTGCTGCAAAAGACCTTTATCGAGGATGTACTGACAGGCGTTTCCAAGAAAAACACGGGTCAGTTGCCACAATACTACATTGAAAACAACCATGAAGGTATCGTCACCAAGCAGATGTTCCGTGAGGTGCAGGCTGAAATCGCCCGCCGCAATAGTAAGTCGGCAGCTAACCAACGCAAACGACACCAAGGCCGCTATAACAGCAAATATGCCTTATCCGAACGACTGGTCTGCGGAGACTGTGGCAGCCCTTATAAGCGGGTTACTTGGAACATCCACGGCAGAAAACAAATCGTTTGGAGATGCGTCAATCGACTCGAATACGGAACAAAATTTTGCAGTCATTCACCGTCAATCCCGGAAGAAGAATTGCATCAGGCTATTTTGAAAGCTGTGCAGAATCTGGCCGCAAACTTTACCGATGAAGTTGCTGCACAACTTGACGGTATTCTCCGTCAAATGAAAGCAGGAGAAAACTTGAAAGCCCAGCTTCAAAAGCAGCTAGAAAAAGCACAGCAAGAATTTGATCGTCTGCTTGAAATGTCACTGGAACTTGACGAGAGTACACCGTTCCTTGATGATAAGCTGAGAAAACTCAGCGGTAAAATCAAAATACTGAAAGCAAATATCGCAGAAAGTACGGATGGTAAGGGGGAGGACGAAGAAGCAACCAAACAGCTGACGGCGCAAGACCTTTTAATAAAGGAATACGATGACATCCTTACCGCAAGAATCATCGAAAAGGTTATTGTCCACTCACGGCAAGAAATCGAAATCTACTTTATCGGCGGTTATACCCAAAAGATTGACCTTATATAGAGCCATTCACTCATACACAAACGCCCGCACTGGCAAGTCGAAAACGCTTGCTGATGCGGGTATTACTTTTTGGGAAAGTGAGCTATTACACGATGGATACAGGATCACGGATCAAACTGGTACGCGAGCATCGCGGCCTTACACAACAAAAATTGGGTGAGATGCTCGGATACGGAAAGAGCAGCGCGAACCGCATTGCACAATATGAAATGGGGTATCGCAGCCCAAAGGCAAACCGTTTAAAAGAAATTGCAAAAGCCATGAACATCCGCGAAGAAATTTTCCTTATGCCGGACGAGACACCAATCGACCTGCTTCGAATTTTGATATGGTACGATTGGGAACATGAAGGTGTTTTGCAACTGGCAACGAGTAGAACGGCGAACACACCACCCGGAAAGACAGTCAGTCCGATAATTTATTCTGAACAACTTCCACTAAATAGATTGCTGCTTGATTGGGCTGACCAAAAGCATTCTCTTTCCGTAAGGAAAATAACGCGCGCCGACTATCTGGAATGGATGCTGCAATGGCCGCCACGATTGCCCTAAAAGAGCAAACAAAAAATCGGATGAATTTTGAGACAGGGTATCTTTTTTGTCACGTCGAGACAAAATCCTCGAACGTTTGTTCGGGGATTTTTTGTTTTAGTGATTTGTTTGGGATGACAAGCATCGTCCCCTGCACCGTAGGGGCGGATTCCGTATCCGCCCGCGGAGCCTTGCCGTTACTGCAAACGTCCCGGGTCGCTGGCGAGCATTGACCTCCACAGCGCTGGCGGTTCGCGCTTTTCTGCTATAGATACAGCAACAGCCCCGGTCCTGCACTGGAACCGGGGCTGTACGATTTTACGTCAACTTTACGCCATGAAATCCGGCAGGGGCTTGCCCTCCTTCAGCCATTGGTGATACTCGGCGGTAGCGGCAAACTCAACGTCGCCAGCGGAGTTCAGCGCCGTCTCGACCGAATCCTGGATGACACCAATGATAAAGCCGACACCAACGACCTGCATCGCAATGTCATTGGAGATGCCGAACAGCGAGCAGGCCATAGGAATCAGCAGCAGCGAACCGCCCGCAACGCCGGAGGCACCGCACGCGCCCAGTGCCGACATGATGGACAGCAGGATGGCGGCGGGCACAGAGACCTCCATGCCCAGCGTGTTGGCCGCAGCCAGCGTCATGATCGTGATGGTGATGGCCGCGCCGTCCATGTTGATAGTCGCACCAAGCGGAATAGAGACGGAGTAGATGTCCTTATCCAGGCCGAGCTTCTCACACAGAGACATATTGACCGGGATGTTGGCCGCGGAACTGCGAGTAAAAAAGGCGGTCAGGCCGCTCTCACGCAGACAGCGAAGCACCAGCGGGTACGGGTTGCGGTGCAGATAGATGAAGATGATCAGCGGATTGATGACCAGCGCCATCAGCAACATAGTGCTGACCAGCAAAAGCAGCAGGCGGCCATACTGAGTGAAGATAGACAGGCCGTTGTCCGACACATTGGCAAAAACCAGTCCCATGATGCCGAACGGTGCCAGGTTGATGATCCAGCGTACGATGATGGAGACCGCGTCCGCAGTGTTGATCATAAAGTTCTTAGTCGTGTCACTTCCCAGGCGCTTCATCGCCAGGCCGAACAGACAGGCCCACATCAGGATGCCGATGTAGTTGCCGTTCATGATCGACGCCACCGGGTTGGAAACAATGTTGGCCAGCAGCGTGTGCATGACGTCACCCAGACCCTGCGGCACAACATCCGCCGTGGCGGCCTCGGCCAGAACCGGCGTCTGCGGGAACAGCTTGCTGGTCAACACGCTCAGCGCCGCGGCCACAAAGGTCGTCAGCATATACAGCCAGACAACGGTGCCGAAGCGGCGGTCCAGCTTGGATGAACCTTGTGCCAGTGCGCTGGCAACGATGACGAAAACCAGCACCGGGGCAATGCCCTTCAACGCGCCGACAAACAGGCTGCCGAATTCTTCCAGCCATACGGCGCCGGGGCAGATCAGTGCCAGCACCGCGCCGATAAACAGACCGATGGCAATACGCAGGATCAAGCTGGTCTCGTTGTACTTGGCGGCCAGCGACTTGACCGCCTTGGTGAATTGATTCATGTGAAGCTCCTCTTCCTTATTATAATAGTATAATAGTCGGGCACGTTCTGCAGGGTGTGTGCCGTTTGCAGCCGCCCGCACAGACGGCTCGCGTGACAATCCACATTATAGCGCATCCCGTGCAGATTGCAAGAGAAGTACAGATGTAGTACCATCAAAAACAGTCAATTCTGATCGGTGTAACGCGGGAAAAAATTACAAAAAATGTTTTTTCGTGCGGAATAGATGTATTTGTATCGCGTACATTTTGCGGCTGCATAGGGCAACAAGTCTACAGCGCCGCATGGGTCAATGCTCGCCATCGACCCGGGACGTTTGCAGTAATGGCAAGGCTCCGCGGGCGGATACGGAATCCGCCCCTACGGTGCGGGGGACGATGCTTGTCATCCCAAACAAATCACTAAAACAAAAAATCCCCGAACAAACGTTCGAGGATTTTGGTGCGGATGAAGGGATTTGAACCACTGATTCCCGCCATAATGTAAAATTGCTGTATTCAGAAAAGCGCATAACTAAAGGCTTTTCCGGGTTTTCCGTTCTGCTGTGGGAGTGGTACAAAGTGCGGTAAAGTGCGGGAGTGCGGTATAACCACGGGCGCGAAATGCGGTAAAAGTGCGGTACAAATTCCAGCATTGACAACGCTGCACAGGCGCTGTATTATAATATCAATGACCGCTCCTCTGCCCATTCTGGCGGGGGGTCAACGGCCTGGCGAGGTTCCGTCCGCTATTCTCGGTGGGCGGTGTCTCGCCTTTTTTATTGACACATGCACAATAATCCTGTATCATGGATGTGGAGGGGGCAGCTATACGCCGTGTTATAGCGGGGGCGCCTCCACCCACCTGCAAGAGCCGTCTATAACCGGCTCTTATTTTTTTATGCGTTTCTCAGCACTTGCAAAAATACACCGTTTACCGCTTGGGCTGTGTGCGCTGCGTCTCCGGTTAGGGTGTGGGAATAAATGCCGAATGTATCCATGTCGGCGCTGTGACCAACCAGCGCCTTGACTTCCCCGGCGGGCAGCGTCTTAACCACGGACACAAACGTGTGGCGCAGCTCGTACAGACTGCAAGGCGTCAAGCCGTTGGCGGCGCAGTAGGTTTTCCAGCGTTTATAATAATGCTGCTCGTTCAGAATTCTGAACACACTTCCGCGGCCGCCGGTGTCCTGCCTTTGTACCGCACCCCGGCGGGAATCTTCAATTCTTCCGGGACGTAGGCGGACAGCTTCGCCTTGCGGCAGTATTTGCAAAATGCGCGCAGATCGGCAGCAAGCAGCTTTAAAACTTTGCGGCTGCGTCCGGCTGCATAAGCTACGTTTATGATTTCCTGCAAGTCCTGATCCGTAAGCTGATGGACCCGGCGGGAGCCGATAGCCGGCAATATCCAGTTGCGCCAGCGGCTTTCCGTTGGGCGGTAGTTGGTTGTGCAGGTTGTAACCTCCACTTCATGCAACCATAGCTTGCCCGCATCGGCCACCTTGGGCGTTCTGGCGGCTATGCCATCATCTAGCCAGGCGTCTGCCTTGGCGTTGGCCTCACGCTGGCCGGTGCGGCCCGGGCGGCTGCTGTAGAAGCTCTTGCGCTTTCCGTCCTGCTGGACATCAATTCGCCACATTTTGCCCGTCCATCGGGCTGTGTTTGTTCGTTTTCCCATAAAGTAAAACCTCCTTCAGGTACACTTTGACAAGCCCACCCAAAAGAGGTATAATAAACCTTGCGTAGGGGCTTATTCCTCTTTTGGGGTGAGCATCTATTCAAAACCGTTCACGGCTGCAACCGTGGGCGGTTTTTTCTGTTTATAGGCTCTCGATCAGCTGGCAGAGCCATTGCGGGCGGTAATTGCCAACCGGCAAAAGCTGCCCGTTGCGGTATTCGGCCACCAGCACAAAGCCGTTGTTATTGTCAAAAAACTTTGCCTCGTCACAGTATGGCAGCACCTTTGCAACATCGGTGAAGCGATGCGCAAAGCGGTCTTGCACATCCTTGGCCGGTATGTCATGCCCGCCGCGCTCTACGCGGTTTTTGATGCGGCGGAGGCTTTCTTCTGCTGTGTCAAGGCCCACATAGTACAGGCGGATATAATACCCGGCTTCTTTCGCCCGGCGGCACAGGCGCTTAGGATAGCCGCCCGAAAGCGTTGTTTCTTGGGTAAAGTTTACGCCTTCGGCAAGTGCTGTCTCGATGCGATCAACGGCCAGCTTGCCGCCCTCGTATTCATCACCGCCGCAGCGGGCCGTTAAAGCGTCCGGGTCAACGATCTGGCCGAGGTCTGACCGCTCGGCCCGCAATGATCCAGTAAGGCTTGACTTGCCTGCGCCGTTGACACCGCCGATTAAAGTATAAATCTTCATAGAATCACCCTGCTATTAAAATTTAGGGCCGGTGTGCCCGGCGGGGATGTGTCCAATGTGGACACGCTGCATTATTACTGCTGTGATTTAGCGCCTTTGTACTGGTATTTAGGTATTTCGGCTAATTCTTCCACCCGTTCTAATGCTATTTTTTGTCCCTCATCACTCAATTTTCTAAAAGCAGCATTTAATCGTTCTAAGCTTTCGTCTGAAATATACTCGTCCTTAAATTGAGAAGCATAAAAATCTACTTGTTTACTGACTTTTTCACAATCAATTTTTATTAACTCGGAAGATATCAAGAACTTTTTTGCGAAATATGGAGCAGCATCTTCAATTAGACTTTTCCTTACTTCTGGGGTTACCGTCGCTCCCTTATATTTTAGCTTTAATTCTTTATCTAATACAAATAGCGCGAGTTCATCTATCGCACAGTATTCTCTACTTTGAATGGAATCTACATGCTCAAAGTCAGACAATTCGTAAAAGTACGGTATATCAACATTAAGAGCTTTGGCAAGTTTTGCTGTAGTTTCTATTTTAGGTTTGATTTTTCCGGATTCATATTTACGAATTGCAGAATCAGCCATACCACACATTTCACCAAGCTGTTTTTGTGTTAGTCCAGCACTGATGCGGGCTTTCTTTAATGCGTCACCAAAATTCATAAAACACCTCCCAGAAAAAGTATATCAAATATCTTTAATAATGTCCAGACCAAAAAATATCTACGAGCCATATTTACAGACCATTACATATCTTCTATACTTTTTACGCAGACCACATTTGGTCTATTAAGATGGTATAAGGAAGTGAGTTACTTTGAAGATTGAGAAAAACAAGCTTGCCGTTGCTTTAGCGCGGAAGTGTTGGAATCAACGGACGCTACGCGACAACGGTCATGTTTCCAGTCAAACATCGGTGTACAAGGGGTACAAACAAGATAAAATAGAAATGAGGGGCGATAGAGCGAAAATGTCAGATTTTCCACTCTATCTGAACACGGTCGCTGGTGGCCTTGATCGTAGAGATCAAACCATCGGCGGCTTTTCTTTTGTCGTCAAAATCTATGCTGTCCCAGTTGTCGAGATAATAGGATAACTTCTTTATCTGCTGGGGAGATATGGTTTCAACGCTCAATTCAGCGATTGCCTTTGAAATGGTCTGGCGTCGGGTGTCCAGTTCTTCAATTTTTTTGTTAGCGTAGGCAAGCAAGGTCGCATTGGCTCCGGTTAGCGTATCCAGCAGCTTTTCAATTTCTGCCTCCACCTGTGCCAGCTCCACTTGATAGGCGGTCAGTTTCGGATTGACTTTTTCCTCTCTGCCGTGGAGTATCTGAAAGTCTTTGAACTTTTCCTGCATGGCCGAGAAAATGAATTGCTCAAATTCTTCTTTGCGGATTTTCCCACAGCCCGGACAGCCTTTGTTTTCCGTCCGTTTGGTACAGCGGAAATATCCGGTGCTATTTGGTACATGGGTGGCTTTCAGAGCATACCCACAATGCCCGCATTTGATTTTTCCAGCCAGCCAAGTGTTCTTCGGTTTCCGTCCCTGCTGGAAGGTGGTATTTGCCATAAGTTTTTTCCGGCATTTCAGCCATGTGTCAGAGGAAATGAGTGCTTCATGGGGAGCGATAACAAGTATCTGGTCTTTTAAGCACCTGTCCTTGTCCTCTTTCACATCCCGCCCCTGATAGAGATAGCAGCCGTTTGTTCCGGCAAAGTCAGAAGCGTCATTGACAATCGCTGCACCCTGACTCTTGAAAAATTCGTACAGCTCCAAATCGGCCTGTGCGTAAACGGGGTTTCTTAAAAGCTGGGAAAGAAATGTACGGAACATGGATTTGCCATAAATTTTTATGTCATGTTCCTCGAAGTATCGGGTAATATCTCCGAAGGAGGTTTCCGGTTCAGCGTACATTTCAAACATCAGCCGAACATGGTCGGCGGCTACGGGGTCGGCAACCATTTTCTTTGTGCGGATACCCTCTACCACAGTAGGCTCTAACTGATAACCGTATGGTGCCTGTCCGCTCATGTGAAAGCCTTTCAGGCACCGTGAATAGTAGGCGTCTGTGACACGCTTCTGAATTGTCTCACGTTCAAGCTGGGCGAATACAATGCAGATATTCAGCATGGCCCGGCCCATCGGGGTCGAAGTATCAAACTTTTCTGTGGATGATACAAACTCCACATCATACTCTTGAAACAGCTCCATCATCGTTGCAAAGTCCAGAATAGAGCGGCTTATACGGTCCAGCTTGTACACGATGACCCGCCGGACCTTTCCTTTGCGGATCTCGCCCAGCAGCTTTTGAAACTCCGGTCTGTCCGTATTCTTACCGGAATAACCTTTGTCCTTAAATACCCGGCAGCTCCCGCCTTTCAATTCATACTTGCAAAAGTCGATCTGACTTTCAATGCTGATACTGTCCTTGCGGTCTACTGACTGTCTTGCGTAAATACAATCTTCTCTGATAAATTCCATATTGGGCTCCTTTCCTTGTTGGAATGGAGCTACCAACCTTACAACTATATTATACCATCAGCAGCCCCGGACAACAATGTTGCGAATGATTAGGGAAATCTGTCCCCATATTTGCTGAACACCTCGTAAAGACAACGCTCAATTTCTTTTTTGCGCTGTTCTTTCTCCTTCGGGGGAAGTACCGGCGTGAGGCTTTCCAGCACAATAATCTTCCCTTGAAATGCGACAGACTTTGTTTCTCGTTCATAAGTGACAGCTTGCGTCATTGAAAACCTCCTTTGCGAAAGTGCGTGTATATGCCAGCCTTTCCCACTTGTCCCGTGGGGAAATGTCAAAAGACGGCACCCAGCAGGTGCCGCCCTTTGAGCTTTCTCCACTTCGGGTCAATGTGGCCCGAGGTCAGTAAGGACTGGAAAGGTACTTTTCTTTGGCGTCCTCCACGCTGTTGAGGCCGAATACTTCATAAAGCTGCCCCACAACACGCCGTATATCCTTCTTTGAAAATCCGCAGTCCTCCATTGCCATAATGACATAACCACGGCAGGCGTCATTGCTCCATTCGTCCGGTTCCAAGCTGGGGATCATTCCAAACGCATTTCCCATAAAGTTCTCCTTTTTTGAAAAGATGGGGAGCCACGCCGGATCGGTTGGCCTATCATCAGACAGCATTGCCGGGGGCTCCCCATAGGTTTTCACTTCATTTCAGACACACCGGACGGACATAGGCTTCATGCCCCATAGTATTTCAACTCTCCCCATTCTGATGGCAAGGCGTTCTCATTGCCTGCGACGGCTCACGGCTTGCAAGACCGCTTCAACGCTCGGACTGTGACTAAACGCAAGTATCCGGGTTCTGCACCTGTTTCGGTGGAGCCAGCCTTGCCCCACCTATGGCATGGACCTGTTCGCTCGCTCAGTTTTACAAAGACTGTATTCTCTGAAATCCGAGGTCATGGCGGGTCTGTCACACAGCGCGTTCCCCTTCGTATCCGGGTGTCTTTTTATTCAATTTTCAATCTGCATGAGGCTTGTCTGAACCTCGGGCCATTGTGACCCGAAGTGTTTTGCCTCTCATAAGCCATTTCATTTTCCGGCCTAAATCGGTACGCCTTACAAAGAATTTTTCAAAATTTTTTCTAAGCTCCGCAGACCTCGCTCGATTGCGACACGAACCACTTTTTCATGGACGCCCTCTGCCCGGGCAATGTCCTGTTTGGTCATGCCGAGAATGAAATGAGCATAAATCCGTTTTGCCTGTTTGTCCGGCAGACTGGCAATCGCTGCGTGAAGCTCCTGCATGGTCACTTTCCGCTCATACAGTTCATGGGGAGATAAGGCGACAAAGACAGCCTCGTGCTCCAGCCCGTCGTCCCGATCAAGGGAATAGTAGGCTTTGTGGCGGTATGTACGCAGCCGGTAGGCAGCCTCTTTACGATCAAACTCTTTGAACATTTCTGCAACTTCTTCCGATACTTCCATGAAGCAATCCAATGTATAGAATGGGTAATAGTCCCGCAAATTGATAATAGCCATATTGACCTCCGTTTCGGTTGTTGGTTGACGAGTGACCGAAACGAAGGCGGCGGGGAGCGGCACCGGGGAATGACTTCGGGCCAACATGACCCGAAGCTAACCCATAAGAACGCAAAAGCGCCCGGGCGGCATGAAGCCACTCGGACGCATGAAATTACGCATTCATTTATGTATTGTCTGATTTCACATTCATAACCAGACTGTCCCGGAGGGGGAGCTACGCTTTTTTTAGCTGGTGCAGGTCATGGGTACTGTGAAAAAAGACAAAAATAGACACGGCGGCAATCCTCCTATATGCCGCCGTGGATTTACACGGTGTTAGGTCGTCGTTGGTTTAGGATAAACGAA